CAGAGCCGCACATAACTTGCGGTTTAGTTAAACAACTTTAAGGAACCAATAAATGAGTGCAACTTACACTCCCTTTGGCCTGAAGCCCGTATATCATCCTAGCGGCATTATCCGTTCATTAAACTACACCGGCGTCTATGACGCGGCGGCAGTTTTTTACAGCGGCACTCCTGTCTCTTTTGATGAAGCTACGACTGCAGGCACATCTACTCTTATCGTCGCTACAGCGGCACCTACAGCAGGTCAGCGTTTAGCTGGTGTGTTTGGCGGTGTTGAGTATACAGACGCTTCTGGCCGCCGCACTGTCAGCAAATGGTTTGGTCCCGCTTTGGGCACCGCCACTGACGTCGTGATGTGGATTTTTATGGACCCCGAAATTGTGTATGAGATTCAAGCTAACGCTGGTGTCGCAAATACAAAAGTCGGTCAAGAATTCAACTTCTTGACACCATCCGCTGGTCAAATCATCGGCAATGGTGGTCTGGGTACTTCAACCGCAGGTTTGAACCCCGCCGATGTTGCCGTAGGCACACAAGCACAAATGCAAGTCACTGGTCTCGGCCGTGAAATCAACAACGCTTGGGGTGATAACGCAACTGTTGTGCAAGTCAAGCTCGCTAACGACGCGTTCGTTGCCGCTAACGTAGAATAACTAAAGAAAGGAAGTAGCACATGGCAACCCCAATGCGCAGTACGGACTTTAGAGCGGTAGTCGAACCTATCCTCAATGAAGTCTTTGATGGTGTATACCAACAACGTGATGACGAGTGGAAGGGTTTTGTAACCCAGATCACCGGCATTCCCCGCAACTATCACGAAGAAGTGATGCTGTTCGGTATGAACACAGCCCCTGAGATGCCTGACGGTACACCCGTTTCGTATGACCAAGGCGGTACTTTGTTCATTACCCGTTTCATCTATAAGATCTATGGTTTGGCATACGCCATGACCAAAGTCTTGATGGAAGACGGCGATCACATTCGTATCGGCTCGACTTTCTCGAAGCACTTGGCTCAGTCCATGATCGAGACAAAAGAGACTTTGTGTGCAAACTTGTTGAACTTTGCGTTCACTGCCGGCTATGTCGGTGGCGACGGTAAAACATTGATCGCAAATGACCACCCAATCTCCCAAGGTCGTTCTTTCAGCAACCAATTGTCTACAGCGGCTTCACTTTCACAGACATCTGTGGAACAGTTGCTGATCCAAATCCGCTCTGCGGTGGACAACAACGGTAAGCGTATTCGCCTGAAGGCGGAGCAACTCGTGGTACCTCCTGCTTTGGAATTCCAAGCAGAAGTTATCTTGAAGTCTGTCCTCCGTTCTGGTGGCGCTGACAACGATCTGAACCCTATCAAGTCTACTGGCATGTTGCCAAACGGCGCCCACGTGGTGACTCGTTTGTCCTCAAGCAAGGCTTGGTTCATTCAGACCGACGCTGAAAACGGTTTGATGTTGGTCATGCGTCGTCCTTTGGAGCGTAGCTCTGAAGGTGACTTCGAGACTGACAGCATGCGTTACAAGGCCTCTGAGCGTTATGCTACAGGTTGGCACGATCCCCGTAATATGTACGGCACGATCGGTTTGTAATCGCAGACCTAGCCGGGAGTAAAGACCCCGGCACCCTAAACGCCCTACCTGCAAAGGTAGGGCGTTTTTGTTTGTGGATATGGGTAATTCTATGTAAGAGCTATAATCAGCATCGACCCGTAAAGCTCACGGGCGGACGCCATAGAGACGATGCTGTAATCTTTCTATGGAAAGTACATAAAAATGTCAGTAACTTTTAACACCCCTATCCGCGTTTTTAAGCGCAACAACCCCACAAACGACGGCACAATTGCCCCTGATAACACAGGCGCGGTGCAGGTTGCTCAACAGGACTATATTGAGCCCATCACGGCAACCCGCCTTGCTGGTGTAATTCCTGTTTTTGCTGTCGGTACAACCACAGCGGCCCCCGCTGTAATCCCTGCTGGCGCAATCGTTAACCACATTTTCTTCATGCAAACTTCAGCGCCTTCAGCGTTGACTGGTGGCGTGATTACCGTGGCTATTGCCGGCGTTGACGTGGGTACGATCACCCCCACAACCTCTGGCGGTCGTATTGGTTGCGTGTTTACTGCTTCCGCGGCAGTGGCCACAGTGTTGAATAACGTTGGTGCTAACGACGCAACTGTCACGTTTACCGCAACAGCCATTACAGCCATTACAGGCACCTTGGCCGGCACGTTTGACATCCAGTACACATCGCGTAACCCTGACGGTTCTATCATCGCCTACGGTGCTGGTTTAACTAACTCCTAAGGACCGACATGCGTCAAGTAACAGTTGGAGCGGACGTCCTCGTCCCGGTCGATCAGTACATTGCACCGGTCAACGTTACTTACGTTGCCACCGGTTCTGGTACCGTTGAGATTTCTTACACTGACCCATTTCCATTGAACGCGCAAGGGTACCCTGTGCCTACAGCGCCGGTGATGACTTGGGTTGCGGCGCCAGCCAGCCCAATCGTGAACCAGCCCTTCCGGGCTATTCGCGTTACTGGCGGCACCAACCCTACACTCACAGTTATCCAAGCCGGAGTGCGATAATGGGTAACGCCTATTACGGCGGTATCTATTGTGACACGCGCGGGCAGTCTGTACTGTCCGTCGCGGTCTGCGATCGTTGTAATCGCAAAATGTCGTACACGCTTCTCAAATCGGATCCTAACTTTCCCGGTCTCATGGTATGCCCTGACGACTTGGATCAGTTCGACCCGTGGCGCCTTGCCGCCATTCAAACCGAGAACATCACCCTCAGGCACCCGCGGCCTGACGTTTCCGTCGCCATTCAGGGCAAAGGCGGACTTATTACTAACGCCCCCAACGTGGCAAATATCAACCAAGGGCCTAACATGCTTGGTGACGGTTTGGGTAACTCATTGACACCCGCGACATACGCTAACACGTCTAGCACACCCACACCCGGCGACCTTGAGGTAACATAAAAATGGCTGACATAAGCATACTCCAACTACCACCAGCAACGTACCTAAACGTCAACGACGTCACGGTTATTGTTCAAGATGGTGTTACAAAGAAAGCCGCTATTGCGCTATTCCAAGGCAGTACCACTTACACTGTAGCCACACTGCCTAGCGCAACCACCTCTGGGCTTGGTGCTAGGGCTTTTGTCACTAACGCGCTGTCCCCTACATTTGGGGCAACAGTTGCGGGTGGTGGTGCAGTAGCCACGCCGGTGTATTCGGATGGCACAAACTGGAAGGTTGGATAATGGACTCGCAAGACCTATTCAACGCGGCGATTACGCTGTCTGGTGCATTCGGGGGTTGGATCTTGAAAACGATCTGGGACGCCATAAAAGATCTCAAATCTGAGATAAAAGAATTAAACCGCGAGGTCAACCAAGACTTTGTGCGACGTGAAGACTTTAAAGACGCCATTGGTGAAATTAAAGAGATGTTGAATAAGATCTTTGACAAGCTAGATAACAAGGCGGACAAGTGAAATGGGTAGTTTTAGCACTAATCATTGTTTGTCTATTAGTTGGTGCTGAAGCTAAAGTTGGTTGCCACGTAAGAGAGTTTTGGTCGATTGCTTGGACAATCCACAACCCTTCAGAACGGCATCAACAGATGTCAATGTGGTTAACAAACAATGTGCGGTTTTGCAGAAGTCAAGATTTAACTGTCATTTGGAACAACCTGTCTGAGTGGGCTGGCACAGCAGATTCAGCAGAACTCAGAACTAAAGTCATTCATGCGTACAAAGAGGCACTTGAGCGAGAGAAAAAATGATCCAGTTACACAAATGGTATCCGTTTGTGTTTCCCAAAGAGTACGACGTCAGGGCAATTGCCGCCGAGACCCGTGCACAACGGCTGGAGTATGAGTATAAGCAGGCTCTGAAAGCCGAAAAGTTGAACGAGGCTGTTGAGGCGTATGCCCTTGAGTTGTACAACAAACGCGCACACCAAACAACTGTTGAATTAGAGATATTTTCTAACCAAAGACATTTTGACAAATACGTATGACAAAGAGACCAGTACGCAAACCCCAAGTGGAGACAAAGGAAAAGCTGACCCTGTGGGTCACGCTCATGGTAAGCACGACCCTGTGCATTTCGGTATTGGCCATGGTAACCAGCTTTATGCTCGGTCTGTGGGCAAGGGAAGTGGACAACGCAGAAATTTTCAAGATGATTTCACCCGCGTTTTCTACTCTAATCGGCGGCATGATTGGGTTCCTGTCTGGTATCAAGTTGATGCAGAACGAAGACAAAAAACCGAGTTGTAGGGAGTAATTATGTTTGATATTTTAAGTGGTGGCCTACTAGGCTCTATTTTTGGCGGTATCTTCCGCATGGCACCCGAGGTGCTCAAATGGTTGGATAAGAAGAACGAGCGTGAGCATGAACTCAATATGTTCAAGTTCCAGTGCGACTTGGAGGCCCAGCGCGGCCAACAGAAGTTAGCAGAGATCGGCGCACAGCGCGAAGCCGCAGTGGACGTCGGTGTGATGGACGCGTTCAACGCGGCCATTCAACAACAGGCTGTAATGGTCAAGGCCGCCGGTGGATGGGTAGCCAGCCTGTCGGCCTCTGTGCGCCCTGTAGTGACCTACTGGGTGCTGTTTATTTGGTCGTTTATCCACGTATGGTTCGCATACAACGCGTGGCTTGGTGGCGCATTGGCCACCGAGGTATTCCGCACCATGATGACACCAGACTTTTCTGCACTGTTGGCAGGCACCATTAACTACTGGTTCCTCGACCGTACACTGTCCAAGCGCGGACTATGAACCTAGAACTGGCCGCAGAACTATGCCGCCGGTTTGAGGGCTACAGGGCTAAACCGTACCTGTGCCCTGCCAACGTGGCAACCATAGGGTACGGGTCTACCTACTACGCAGACGGCCGTAAGGTGACCCTAGAGGACCCTTCTATGGACGAGCCCACAGCTAGGGCTTTGTTAATGGCTGAATTACAGCATACGTACCTACCCGGGGTATTACGTAACTGCCCCATACTGGCAACAGACGAGCGCAGATGTAACGCCATCGTGGACTTTGTTTACAACCTCGGCGTCGGACGACTCCAGACTTCCACACTCAAGCGCAAGATCAACGCGCAGGACTGGGAGGGTGCCAAGGAGCAGTTAATGCTCTGGACCAAGGGCGGCGGTAAAGTTTTGCCCGGTTTGGTTAAAAGACGAGTGGCCGAATGCGCTTTACTTTAAGGGCATAACGGCCCTTTTTTATGGGTAATTATCTATAGGAGCGCAAGACTATGGCACGAGAACACGACAAACCTATTCCCCGTAAAACCACTGGAAAAGACAAGACGTACAACCCGACCGACAAGGGCGCGGGAATGACGGCCAAAGGCCGTGCCGAGTACAACGCCAAGAATAATTCAAACTTGAAGCCTCCTGCGCCAAACCCTAAGACCAAGGCAGACGCGGGCCGTAAGGCAAGTTTTTGTGCAAGGATGGAAGGCGTGGTAGCAAAGTCTAAAGGGCCTGCAGAACGCGCTAAAGCGTCACTCAAGAGTTGGAACTGCTAATATGAAACCCGGACTCTATGCCAATATTCACCTAAAAAGAGAACGCATCGAAAAGCAAAAAGCCGAAGGGCGCCCTGCTGAAAAGATGAGAAAACCCGGCACCAAGGGTGCACCAACAGCGCAGGCTTTCAAAGATTCTGCTAAAACAAAAAGGAAATAAAATGGCTTCTACTTACAAACCCCGCATCGACCACTCTAAAAAGAACTACGAGTCTGAAGGCGCAGACATGGCGCAAGACAAGAAGGTCGTCAAAAAAGCTTTTAAGATGCACGACGAGCAAGCCCACGGTGGCGAGAAGACAGACATGTCCAAGCTCAAAAAGGGTGGCCGCGCTAAGATGACCACAGGATCTGTGCGTAATTTTAAAGCCGGCGGTTTGATTGGTGTGAAGAGCATTGACAAACAGCCTAACGCTAAAGGCCCTAAGAAAGTTGCTGAGAAGTACAACAAAGGCGGTATGTGCTAAATGCCCATCAAGTCTAAGTCCCAAGAACGTTTGATGCAGGGGGTGGCTCATTCCCCTGAGTTTGCCAAAAAGGTAGGCATCAAACAATCTGTGGGAAAAGACTTTGTGAAAGCAGGCCCTGCTCAGAAGAAACTTCCAGAGCGCATTAAGAAAAAATAATGGCAAGCAACTACGACAACACCTCTAACACAACTGGTCAAACCACCATATCGGTTGACCAGTTGATTTCGTTTGCCTACAAAGAAGCGGGCAAGCTGTCAGAGGAGTTGACACCGGAGTACATCAACGCGGCCCGTCAGGCGCTGTGGTACATCCTAATCAACCTGTCTAACCGCGGTGTTAACCTGTGGTTGCTTGAGTACATTGTGATGGGTAGTGAGGCACAACAGCGCGCGTACACACTGCCTGTGGGCACTGTGGACATTCGCGAGGCCAACTACCGCACGTTGACCACACCCTCTGCCACAACAGACACAACGCAGGTGTTTAACACAACCACGTTGGACCTGTCGTACAGCATTGCGGCCGGTGCGTCTGCGGCGGCGTTTTTCAGCGGCAGTCCGCGT